GGCTGATGTTGATGCACCCATCTTGGGAGAAACCATCGTTGAATTGTCCCTGCACTTCGTTAAGCGCCAAGAAGGTAAGGAAGTAGAACAAATATGGATGTATGTAGAATGTGACGATCAGGCTATCCTAATGAAGAAACGGTTAGAAGAAGTCATAGGGAAGACAACTGACCACTACTTCAGGGATCACTATCCTTATGTATCATGGGCGGGCGATGTGGACAAGCAAGACTTTTGGTCAGACGGCAAGGGTGACATTGTGCGGACACCCAACAAGGTTCTTAATTCATGGTTCAGTCAGTTGGTAGAGAATAGGACGCTTAGAAACTTTGGGATGCACTACTTTGATTCAACTATCGAAGGCTTTGTTCCCCAAACATTCACACCTATACCTTGGGGTTGGTATGGTGTTCCGGGTAAACCTCAAGAAGTATTACAAAAGATTGACATTCCCGACTTGTCTGAATCTTTGGATGAGATGCAATATGTGCAGGAGATGGTAGAAAAGGCTACCGGGGCTACTCCTACCCAACAGGGAGTGCAAACTGAACGGCAGGTAACTTTGGGTGAGGTACAACTTGCATTGGGTCAGGCGCAGGAACGATCCAAAAGTTATTCCAAGTTCTACACCCAAGCGTGGAAGGATCGGGGGACGCTATTCATCAAGTTAATAGAAGCGGGTGCAGACAAACTGGATGCGGTTACTATCTACAAGAAGGGTAAGAACACCGACAACATCTTTAGTCGTGAGATAACTCCCGATGATTGGGCTAGTGAGTCAGGGTATAGGGTCAGAGTGTGGAGTCAGGACGACAAGAACAAAGCCAACACCGATTCATTGGAGAAACTAAACGCTGCAGTTATGAACATTCCGGGTAATGCCAAACTACAGGAGATCTATCAACGCAAACTGTTGGAGTTCTCCGACCTAACACCCGATGAGATCAATAGTGTTATGGAGTTGGAACAGCAAAAGCGGGAAGCCTTAACCTCAAACCTTGGTGGTATAATACCCCCAGGAGGACAACCCGGACAACCTGGGATGCCACAACAACCAGGCCAACCGGTACAACCAGGTCAACCACCTATAGTTCAACAATCACAAAATGCTAGACCAACTGCTTGAAAAGTTCGGACTTAAATACGAGGAATTAAAACCCGCCGAGAAGGAGACACTTAATACCTGGATGTCAGCACTGGAGAAGGGGCAGATAGATCTAACCAAGGTACGAACCTACATCAATGCTATGAAGGATGGGGTAGAACAAGAACTAACCAAGTCAGATGTGGGAGCGAAACAAGACCTATTCTTGAAGGCACGCCTAAGGAATTATATGTTATTAGATGCTTTTCTTTCCACGCCTGAACGAGCCAAACAACAATTAGAGAACGCTCTTATGGGTATGACAGGAAAGGGGATGAAGTAGTATGCCATTCAAGTCAGTCAAACAAAAAAAGTATATGTTTGCTAAGTTACCAACCCTAGCTAAGAAATGGGCCAAGAAGTATGGGTCAAAAGTCAAAGCCAAAAAGAAAAGGACATCTAAGTAAGTACGCCTCTAAACAGTTCGAGAAGCGGAAACTTGACATAAACTATAAAAGGTGACTACAATGGATCTATTACATTCCAAACCCCAGTAGTGGGACGGTAAAATGCCAAAACTTCACGCTAAACCAACCCAGGAAGAATTAGAAAAAGGTATTCAGGATGCTTTAGATGAATTAGACAAACCGGTAGAACCATTAGTAGAAGAAAAGATAGAAGTCCAACCTGAAGTTGTGGAAGAAACCGCTCCCGAAGCCCCCGCTGAAGTCCCTGAAGCCCCGGCACCTGAAGACAGTGGTGAAATCGAGAAGGAATTAAAGAAAAAGTTAGCTAATTCAGCTAGAGAAGCCCAAATATTACAAGCCAGGACTAAAAAATATGATGAAGCGGTCAATCAGGCGGCTGAAATAACCGAAGTGACGGATGAAGAAGCTGTAAAGATTTACCCAGAATGGGATTTGATGGACGATACATCCAAAATGTTAGCTAAAGATAGTATAGTGAATCGCCGCAGGTTTGAATTGATCCACAAGGCATCTATGGAAGGCAAAGACATTCAGGAATGGCAAGACAAAGTTGATACTTACTTGGGTGACCCCAAGACATTACAAGATACTCCCGAAATGGAAGGTAAAGAAGACGACTTTAAAGTCTTCGCTACTAAACCAACACGCCGGGGACTTGATTTTGATGATTTAACTAAGGCCTTCCTGTATGATGTAGGTAAGATGAGACCCAAAAGCAAAGGTCAGATGTTTCCTACGGGTTCGGGTGGTCCTAATGACAAGATGAAACCCAAGTCCGACAAGATTTCTTTGACCGAAGCCCGTCAACTAATGAAGAATGATTACAACAAGTATAAAGAGCTTTTAATGGCAGGAAAAATAGACGATTCTGAAATCTAGCCTTGAAAATGGGTCTTGACATAACATAGAAACGATATCTATACTAGGTAATAGATTCACGAAACTCCAAACTTCAGTAATGAAACGGTAAAGAATCACAAATCTTTACCAATATGTCAGCAAGAGCAACAACCATAGCACAAGGATTTTCACAAAAACTTTTAAAGGAGATGTATGATAGGTCTTTAACGGATGTAGTAGTCAACCGGGATTATGAGGGTGAGATCAATGGAGTTGGTTCAAAACTTAATATCTTAAACTTCGATCGTATTTCACAGAAAAACTATACTGGTGCAGATTTGGGTTCCCCTGATTCCTTAACAGAAAACAACGCTACTTTAACTATTGACCAATACAAGTCCTTCTATTGGAAAGAGAAGACTCTTGATAATTGGTTGTCCTACATTAAGAATCCCCATCCTACAGTCATCGCCCAGAAAGCTGATGAACGTAATAAAAATATGGATCAGTTCGTCTTTGGTCTGTATGCCGATGTTGGAGCAGGAAACAGAGTCGGAACCGATGTTTACGATGCAACTACAATCACTATAGATTTAACCACAGGTGCTTTCACAATTGCCGGTGGAACTCCCGCAACTTCCGCCTGGGTGGGTCGAGGTATTAAAGCGGTAGGTCACACAAAATGGTATAGGGTGAAAACTGTTACTAATACGACTACCGGTTTCATTGAAGATGATGAAGATGATATAGCTACCCACTATTCCGGAGCAGCAATAGCAGGACAACTTTACCGAGTTGAAGCTACGACTGCCGTATCCGTTACTACAGCTAACCTGTTAAACAAAGTGGCTTTGTTAAAACAAAAACTGGATCTGGCAGAATCCTACGGTTACAATTCAGTTCCTGATTCCGGAAGATATATGATTGTCCCGCCAGAATTTGAAACAACCCTGATTCAAGCAACGGGTATCGCTCTTCACATAGAGTCAGTCTATGCAGAACTAGTTAAAAAGGGTTACATCGGTACATTACAGGGATTCAATATTTTTAAGTCCAATCGGTTGACTGGTGATAACACTTCTGGATACAGAGTGTTGGCTGGACATCCACTTTGGTGTACTTTCGCCGAGAAACTCTTGGCGGCTGATATTGAAGAAGACTTAGTTCAGAACTTCGGTTCAGCGTACAAAGATCTCTTTGTATACGGAGCTAAAGTTGCAGACCCACGCAGACACTTTGCTGCTGAAGGTTTCTGGACGTTCGCTTAACAATTAACGGGGTTGATTCTTAAAGCCTAGCGTTTTAAGCCTAGAGTTTAATGACACTAGGTTTTAAACAAAAAGGCTTTTTTTTATGGCAGACTTTGCAAAATCATGGCTACCAGCCAGTTTGAAAATCCTGAGAGAAACAGGAGACGGTTATATTCTGGAAGCCGAAGGTAATGGTACAGTAACCGGCGTTCAAGGTTTCTACCACGGGGCCATCTATCGCCAGAATGATCGTCCGGGTCAAAATGTTTACATCAATACGGGGACTGCAACCGCCGCCTCAATGACTTTCCTGGGTGCGGCAGTATCATCCGCCTCCGCTTCAGCTTCTGGAAGCAAGT